TAACTGCTGCTAAGATTATAAAGAAAGTTATGCCTAAAGCCAATCTTATGAAACTGACAAAAGATCAGTTAGAACAAATGGGAAGAGAGAATGGTATTGAACTTGATAAAAGAAAGACTAAAGAAAAATTAGTTGATCGTTTACACAAGAGACTTTCAAAAAAGTAATACCTCATATACAAAAAGCTGTTGACTTTTTAAGAGAGAATGCACATATATACTATAGAGGTTGCCATAATGGAACCTCATAATATTAACTCGCTTTTAAAGGAGAACAACAATGGTTTTACATAACCTAAATTTTGACCCATTCCATTCACGCACTGTAGGCTTTGAAAAAATATTCGATCGCTTAAATCGGATTGCTGAATCCGAAGTACATACACCTTCCACTTATCCCCCATACAATATCCACCGCAAAGGTGATGATAAGTTTGATATTGAAATTGCTGTCGCAGGCTTTCAAGAAGAGGAATTAGATATTGAGTATAAAGATAACGAACTTACCATTGAGGGTAAGAAAAAAGAAGACAAAGAATCAGATTACGTCCACAAAGGTATCGCTAATAGGAGCTTCAAAAAAGTCTGGCACCTTGAAGACCACACAGAGGTTGTCGGAGCAAAACTCTCAAACGGATTGCTCAGTATCTCTTTGGAGAAAATTATTCCTGAAGAACTAAAACCAAAGAAAATAAAAATTAATCAGAAACAAGAACGACAAAGTAATAAAGAGCTCTTACAAGAGGGCAAAGCATAAACCAACCAAAGGGCTCTTCGGAGCCCTTTTTTATGTGTTGACTACCAATTAGAAATGTGCGAAGGTAGACTCAAATAAGAAGGAGCAAATTATGAATTTAGAAATACTTAGAAAACAATTAGAAATAGACGAAGGAGTTAAATATGACATTTACAATGATCATCTCGGGTACCCTACTTTTGGTATCGGTCATTTGGTTACTAAGGCTGACCCAGAAAATGGACAAGCAGTTGGGACTACCGTCTCAGATGACCGAGTCCAAGATGCGTTCGAGGCCGACGTTTTATCTGTAATAGAAGATTGTAATAAATTATATAATGATTTTGATGAGTTGCCAGAAGAGGCACAACAAATTATAGCGAACATGATGTTTAATTTAGGCAGAACTAGATTGAGTAAGTTTCGCGGTATGAAAAGGGGTGTTGATGCCAGAGATTGGAATGCTGCAGCTGATGAGATGGTTGATAGTAGATGGTATAGACAAGTTACTAATCGAGCTGATCGTTTAGTCCAAAGAATGAGAAGCGTAACCTAGGAGAATAAGCATGTGGCCTTATACTGAAGAAGAAATGAAGTGGCTATCAGGTAAGTAGGTTATAGGGGCAGGATTAATCCTGCCCCTTGGTGTAGTACAAATAAAATCCAGCAAATATAAATAAATTTGGCTGGTATAAAATTTTAATTTAGATAAATATATGGTTGAAATACATTTACAAAATGGCACGTGATATTTCTTTATTTTTAATCAAACAAGGAGAAATCTATGTATAGATTTAAAAGCGTTCTTATTGGAATGCTATCGATAGCTTTGATCGGAATGTTATTTTCATGTTCCGAAGAAGCTGAAGCTGCTACACTTGAAGAAAGAGTAGACGCATTAGAATCCAAAGGGACTTCAAACTGGCCACAACTTACTGGCACAATTCAATACGATATGGGTATGTATAAAGATGATCTTGCAGCAGCAAATTTATCTGACGACGTAAAATTCAGACGTGTTAGATTAGGTACAGCAGGTGATATAGATGGCTGGGGCTATAAACTAGATATAGAAGTATCTGGTACAGCTACGCTTAAAGATGCATACATCACTAGAACAATAGGTGAGCTATGGGGAATAGAAATAACAACTGGAAATCATAAAGCACCAACATCAATAAATGAAAACACCACACCTGAAAATATAACATTTATGGAAAGAGCAACTCCATCTAATATTTCAGCAAGCGAAATGGGAGGACGTAGACTAGGCACTAGTGCTATATTAAATGTCCCTAACATATTTGTACAAGGTGGTATATTTGGAAACGAACATAACAGTACTGCAACTAACCAATGGTCTTGGAATACAAGAGCAATGGTTACTATAGGTGATGGTATAGGAGTAGGTGGTTCATTTGCTCAACTTACAGACTTACAAGGATCAACTGATCATTCAATCACTTATACAGACACACCAGAGTCAATGATAGATGGTTCTAAATTTAGAAGTACAGGAGCTATAACAACACAAGCAGCTACACACATGGCTGTAAGCGCAATGTTTACTCAAGGACCTATTCATGCTCAAGGTGAATATTTTATGCAGAAACTTGATGTTTCTGATACAGTTGAAAGAAACTTTTCAGGTTACTATGCTCAAGGTGGGTATTTTATAACTGGAGAGAAAAGAACATGGGATCAAAGACATGCAACATGGAATAAAGTAACACCTAAAGGCAAGTGGGCCATAGAGGTTGCTGGTAGATATTCTATGCAAAACTACACAGACGGTACAGCAGTTGTGGGTGGCGAACAAACAGCCATGACAGCAGCACTGAACTTATACAGTGGTCCAGCAAAGATTGGTCTTAATATAACTAAAGTTGAACACGACACAGCAAATGTAGGAGATGATCATACATTTATTGGGGTCCGAACTCAACTAGCATTTTAAACCTTAGGGGCTCTTCGGAGCCTCTTTTTTTGGAAATTGATAATGGAAAAGAATAATTTAAAAACAAAACTATTTAAATGCGCATTAGGAATAGTAATTGGTTTAATTGGTATAGGGATTGTTTTACATTATGATCTTGATGCCATGGCTCAAGAAAATAATAAAGGGTACAGTACACTTCCTGGATGGTCCTTTGGTTATAAATTTAATTTGGATTTAGATGAAAGCAAAGATAGCAAGTTAAGATTGTTTGGAAAGTACAAAGAAAAGGATGGCACCTCATATAAATTGGGATGGGACAAAAAAACTGGTACCAATTTAAATGACTGGAACGAAGATCAAGATGGCGTTATCTTTTTTGAGCATGAGATTAAATTTTAGTTGACCTGCATTTGTTATTGATGTAATATAAATTAATGAGTAAATTTTGGACAAATGTAAGCCTACAACGTAATGATTTAATCGTTAGAGGTTATGAGAATGGTATGGAATACCAGAATCGTATTCCTGTTAAGCCACATCTGTATGTAGATGATCCATCTGGACAAAGCGATTGGCGAACTGTTGAAGGTAAGCCTGTTATTAAAAAAGAATTTAATGATGTAAGAGACATCATGCAATTTAGACAGAAGTATGAAAACCTTCCTGGGTTTAATATGTATGGATTGCAAACATCTAAGTCATGGTATTATATCTACTATGATTATCTTCAAGACACATATCCTGGTGAAGTTAAATATGATGCGTCATTATTATCTGTAGCTAATATTGATATTGAGGTTGCTGCTGATGAAGGGTTTCCAGATCCTGCACTAGCCGAGAAACCTATTACTGCTATTGCTGTACAGACTGGTAAGAAAGTAGTTGTGTTTGGCTGCGGTGATTTTACACCACAAGATCCTATGCATAAGTATTTTAAATGTATAGATGAGAAAGATCTACTAAGAAAATTTGTTGATATATTCAGTATACTAAATCCTAACACTACAAAGAGAAAAAAGATCTTTATTGGTGAAGTAGAAGGAACCTATCCAGATGTTATTACAGGATGGAATGTTGAAGGGTTTGATGTACCTTATTTAATTAATAGAATGATTAATCTATTTGGTAAAGCCTTTCCTAATAAACTTTCACCGTGGGGTATGCTAGATCAATCTAGTAGATTATTTGCTATGACTGGTAAGATGGGTTGGGACATTGTTGGTATTAATACTATTGACTATCTTGCTGCTTATAAAAAGTTTACCTATGCACAACAATCGAGTTATTCGTTAGACAATATTGCTAATATAGAACTTGGTGAAAGAAAACTAGACTACAGTGAGTATGAAGGTCTGATGGGTCTATATAAAAATAACTATCAGAAGTTTATTGAATATAATATCAAGGATGTACTATTGGTACAAAGACTTGATGATAAGATGAAGCTATTAGAGTTAATGTATGCGATTGCTTATGATGCTAAGGTTAATCTTAATGATGCATTTACTTCTGTGAGGTTATGGGATGTAATGATAAACAATTACCTTACTTCTAAAAAGATTGTTGTACCGAGAGCTATACCTCAAGAAAAAGAAAGACAGAATGTTGGTGGGTATGTTAAAGATCCTCAACGTGGTATGCAAGAGTGGATAGTATCGTTTGATTTAAATAGTTTGTATCCTCATTTGATTATGCAGTATAATATCTCACCTGAAACCTATAGAGGCATACATCCTGCAAGAACATCCATTGATGATATACTTAATGGTGCCTATAAAGATATAGACAATCCGGATGACAATACAATAGGTGGTTCTGGTGCAATGTATACAAAAGACTTTAAAGGTTTTTTACCTACACTAATGGAAAAGACGTATGCTGATCGTGTAGTGTGGAAGAATAAATTAAATGAAGCTAAAAAGTCTGGTGACGAGAATGAAATATCAAGATGTGATAACATGCAGATGGCTAAGAAGATTCAACTTAACTCTGCTTATGGTGCTCTTGCTAATCCATTCTTTAGATGGTTCAAGATAGAGTATGCTGAATCTATTACATCATCTGGTCAGCTTTCTATTCGTTGGATAGAGAAGAAGATTAATGAATGGATGAATGTTAAACTTAAAACAGATGGTAAAGATTATGTAGTAGCTATCGATACTGATTCTGTTTATGTATCAATGAAGGACCTGGTTACTGAACCAGAGAGAGGTGTTGAACAACTTCACAACTTCACAACTGATACCTTTGAACCATTAATTGATAAGTGGTATGCTGAGCTAGCTGAATATGTTAATGCTTATGGACAAAGAATGGTAATGAAGAGAGAAGTAATAGCTGATAGAGGTGTGTGGACATCCAAGAAGCATTATGCTCTTAACGTATGGGACATGGAAGGCTTTAGATATAAAGTACCTCAACAGAAGGTGATGGGTCTTGAAGTGGTTAGGTCGTCGACTCCAAAAGTTTGTAGGGCGGCTATGAAATCTGCGCTAAGGATATTGCTGAACGAGAATGAAGCTCGCTTTATAGAGTTTATAGAGAACTTTAGAAAAGAGTTCTTTGCTATGCCATTTGAAGATATAGCTTTTCCTCGAGGAGTATCAGATATTGCTAAATGGCAAGAAAAACGAAATGATAGGTTTTTAATTAAAAAGGGGTGTCCTATTCATGTTAGAGGTTCTATAACTTTTAATAATATGATGTTAGATCATAATCTTGTAGGAAAGTATGAATTAGTAAAACAAGGGGATAAGATAAAATTTGCATATCTTAAATTACCCAACCCTTCAAGAGAACATGTAATATCTGTGCTAAGTACGCTACCTAAACAGTTTGGTCTTGATAAATATATAGACTACGAGAAACAGTTCAGTAAGTCTTTCTTAGAACCTATAAAAACTGTAGCAGATGCTGCTGAGTGGCATGTAGAGAAAACAATCACGTTAGAAGACTTTTGGACATAGGAGAAAAATATTGGCAACAAAGACAGAAATAAGTTTAGATGATTTTGATTTTGGATTTTCAATTGTAGATGAAACTGAATTAGAAGCAGTTACAAAAGTAGAATCAGAACTTCAACAAACTTCAACAGGAGCTGCAACAGCAGTTGCTGAAACAAAAAGTGTGCAAGCTAAAATGGATAAGATGTATAATGCTGTGATACCACTTTTGAACAACCTTCAAAAGAATCCAGAAAAAGAATATATCTATTGGCCAGGCCGTCATAATAAAGTTGAACAGTTTAGAGATAAGTTAACAATTTTATATAAAAGTTAGTTGACCTAACCCACATTTGGATATAATATAAAGTATATAATAACATTGGAGTGATCGCAATGAGTGATTTTTTTCGTAATTTAGTGGACGACATGAAAGATGAAGACACTACTATAATGGGTGATGGTAAAGGTGCTGCTGAATATGGTGGTACAATAGATTCAGGTAGCTATATGCTTAATGCTGTATTATCTGGTTCTATCTTTGGTGGTATACCTAATAATAAAATAACTGCCTTTGC